AATCAGAGGCCCAACCAGATAATGAGTGATAAAAAGAAAGCTGATTATGGTAAGGGTAGAACACCTGGCCACTTTTGTGTACTGCCTCAACGAGCTGTAATAGATAAAAGGTTCAAGACTTATCCGAGAACCTTCATGATCCTTGCAGCACTTGGTAACTATACATCCAGGCAAGGTGTCTGTTGGCCGAACCAAATAACTATAGCTAAGAATTTACATATAACCCAATCAACTGTTTCAAGACATATTAAGAAACTTATTGAGTGGGATTATATTCGCTATGCTAAGAAACATCCTGGCCTCAAAGGTAACAAATACTTTATGGTGTTTGATCCTAAGATTAAGGAAGAGGATGCTCTTGCTATGGTACCAGATAAAGACAGATCCTATGAAGATAAACCAGAAATACATGTAGGGCCTAAAGGTGGGGATAAAAAGAAATATGCACCTAGAGTACATAAGACTGTAGTTAAGAATAGTTCTAATATGGTCTCCAGTACATATCCAGATATGCAGTCAGAGTACATGCATAACAACCCAAAGAACAATCATATATACCCTATAGTCAGAAACATATTAAATAGGTTTGTAAGAATAACCGAAGAGATTTTCGGAACATTGGTCCAGTACACTACAGAAGATGAGAAGATGGTATCAGAATGGGTAAAGGAAGGACTTACCGAGGCTAGAGCTGCTGCTAGAATTAAGGAGATACTATTGTGGAGAAGGAATAATAGAAAGGAATGTCCTAAAAGAATAGTGTTTTATAAGGATGTATTTAAAAGGAAACCACCACCGAGTACCAATAAGGAACTGGTACAGGATATGGTAAAGAAACTATCCAGGAAAATGAAGATGCCCAGGTAACAATACATTTATAAAAAGTAAACGAACCTTTACATTATATAAAAGCTAGGCCTAGCAACGATTATCGTACAGAATAGAACATTTGCGTACAAAGCTGGTACAAAAAGGCAACACCTTCCCCCCCTACGTCATAATATATATGGGGGGGATACTCACAATTTTTTTGCAATTATTTTACAAATCGTTTATTATGTTCACATAACTTTCTCTAGGTTAAAACTATAGTGGGTTAGTTATTTTTAGTTATATAAGTGGGGTAGGCTTTCTCATCCTAGGCTAGTCAAAGCAGCTCCACTTAAAAAAGGAAACATAAAAGGAAAAGGAAATATATGAGTGGACCAACACATAGCAATCGTAACTATAAGGTTATGAAAGGATACAGCTTACCAGAGGGTGAGTACATCATTGAAGAATGGAACGCATCTAACTGGGATAAGGAAACAAAAGAAAGATCATCAGTACCAGGTGCTAAGGATATTAAGATCTATAAGAAAGATCCTACTAAAGATTATAACAAGGGAGATCTTGTAGCTTTCTTTAGAGTATTTGAGAATAAAGATGATCCTCAGATACCTCTTCACCAAAAATCAGCAAGTGAAGGACAATCTAGTGACATCCCATTCTAGGAATAATAAAAATCCTTCACATCTTTATTTTAGAAATGATAAGTTGATGAAATGGGTAAGAACTCCCAAACAGATCTGGGAAGATTTATCTAATGAATTTGATTTTACTGTTGATTGTTGTGCATCTCATCAGAACCATCTTTTACCAAAATATTATACTAAGGAAGATAATAGCTTAACAAAAGATTGGACTGGTGAGATTGCATATATACATCCTATGTTTGATAATGATATACCCAGGTTTGTTAAGAAGGCAGCAGAAACTAAAAATTTTACTGGAGTGTTTTTGTTACCAGCCTCTACTCATTCAAAGTATTTTCATGATTACATGTATAAGAAAGATAATGTTGAGATAAGGTTTCTACAAAAGCCAAAGGATGGATTTAGATTTGGTCATGATGATGGTACTGAGGATACAAATAGAGTTGGATATATAAAAGGTTTAATGGTGGTGATCTTTAAAAATGAGTAATGCAAGTAAAAAAAGAATAGTAAAACCTCCTTTGGATCGTTTCGGTGGTGTCCGAGTGGTCCAGAGGAGAGTACAAAAGTCAGAGATCATAGAACACAATAAGGAAAGTGTTGCTAAAGAACTTGTTGATATAGCTCAAGCTAATATTGCCGATATTATGGAGTGGGATGATAAAGGTAATGTTACAATTAAAGATACTAAAAACATATCGGATGCAGCAGTCAAAGCTATAAAAAAAATTAAAGTTACTCCGACAAAACTAGGCCCTCAGTTAGAGGTAGAGCTGCATGACAAGGTAGCTGTACTTAGAGTGTTGGCTAAGGCTGCTGGATTATTAGAACAACATGAGGATAGTGATAGACCTTCTGTTGTAGGTATTGTAATGCAAGGACCAGACACTAAGCCTATAATTGATATAGAGGAGGATGATGGCAAGAGTAAAGTTTGATCTAAGCAAACAGCCCCACGAAAGGATCCCAAAGAAAACATCAATATCAAAAAGAAAAAAGCCGAAGTTCTCCAGTATGAATAAGCATAAAAAGAGATCTTGGAAAAGACGAAATAGAGGTGGAATGTGAGTTTAATTATTTTATATGATGGTTTATATAGTTTAGTTCCAGTTACAAAAGAAATGTTACACAATATTACACTATTAACAGCAGTAGATTGCTTTGAGCTTTGTGATATAATAAGATTGAAATTGACAACCTATCATGATGCTCCCATAAATAGACATGTAATGAATGATGGTAGTGGTGATCTATTTGGGTGTATATGTAAATGAGTGATGCAATAACAAATTTAAAGTTAGACTTTTCTACATCACAAACAGTTTGGAAGTTTCTACAAGACAAATCATTTGTAAGAGGATTAATGGGCCCAGTTGGTAGTGGCAAATCATACGCATGTGCAGCTGAGGTTATGTTGAAAGCTGTCCAGCAAGTGGCCAGTCCTAAGGATGGGATCAAGTATTCTAGGTTTGTTGTAGTTCGTAATTCTTATCCAGAGCTTAGGACAACTACTATTAAAACTTGGCAAGAGTTATTTCCAGAAAACATTTGGGGGCCATTTAGATGGAGCCCTCCATTAACACATCACATAAAATTACCATCAAGAGACAATGCTCCAGGTATAGATTGTGAAGTTATATTCTTAGCTCTTGATCAACCAAAAGATGTTAGAAAACTTTTATCTATGGAATTGACTGGTGCCTGGGTGAATGAGGCTAGAGAATTACCTAAGGCTGTTATAGATGGATTAACACATAGAGTTGGAAGGTATCCTACATTATCAGATGGTGGAGCCAAACCCTGGAGAGGTATCATCATGGATACTAACCCAATGGATGATGATCATTGGTGGTATAGATTAGCTGAGAAAGAAAAGATGAAAGGTAAGTTTGCTTGGAAGTTTTATAAGCAGCCAGGTGCAGTTGTAGAATATAGCAAAGAAGATTTACCAGATAATCCAGAGGCAAATGGTTTTGTTATGTCAGCAAAGAAATGGTGGATGACAAATCCAAAAGCAGAAAATAAAAAAAATTTACCGACTGGTTACTATGAGCAAACTCTACTCGGTAAAAACTTAGACTGGATTAGATGTTATGCTCAAGGCTTATATACTTATGTACAAGAAGGTAAACCAGTTATGTCAGAGTATGATGATACATTAATGGCTATAGATTTTTTAGAGCCAGATATAGGATTACCTATCCAGGTAGGTGTGGACTTTGGTTTGACACCAGCTGCAATATTTGGACAGAAAACAAAAAAAGGAACCTGGAATATTCTACATGAATTAGTAACCTTTGATATGGGATTAGAAAGATTTGGTGAAATGTTAAAATCAGAACTAGCTACAAAGTTTCCTAAGTTTGAGGTCCTGGTCCATGGAGATCCAGCTGGTATGAAAAGAGATGAGATCTATGAAGTTACAGCTTTTGATCATTTAAGATCTATAGGATTGACTGCTAGACCAACTGCATCAAATGATTTTAGAGTAAGACGAGAGGCTGGTGCTATGCCTATGAATAGATTGATAGAAGGTAAACCAGGATTACTTGTAGATAAGAGATGTCAAAGATTAAGAAAGTCATTAAGTGGTGGCTATCATTTTAAAAGAGTACAGATCTCTGGTGGTGAGAGATATAGAGATGCTCCAAACAAGAATGAACACTCGCATGTAGGTGATGCGTTTATGTATTTGTTGTTAGGTGGTGGTGAGCATAGAAGATTAACAAGAGGTAATAATAATAAATTTAAGCAATCTGTTGCTAGTACAGAGTTTGATATATTCGCATGAGTATAGGTTATGGAATTGGAATGTTGTTTGTAGGCATAGCTGCAATAATTGTGGCTGCCATAATAGGATATTACATAATTAATAAAATAAAGGATGAAGATGAAGATACTAATAGCATGTGAATATTCTGGTACTGTAAGGGATGCTTTTGCAAAGCGAGGACATAACGCATGGAGTTGTGATATACTACCAGGTGAAACTCCAGGACAACATGTACAAGGAGATGTTACAGATATGTTGTTAGATGATTGGGATATGATTATAGCTCATCCACCATGTACTTATTTATCAAATGCTGGTGCATGTAGATTATATCCAAAGAAAGGTCAGATGGACCAAGATAGATACCAAAAAGGATTAGAAGGTAAAAAGTTTTTTATGAAATTCTACAATCATCCTTGCGATAAAGTTGCTATAGAAAATCCAATATCTTTAAGAGTATTTAATATGCCAGAGTTTTCTCAAGAGATACAACCATACGAGTATGGACATCCATTTAGTAAAAAAACAAGATTGTGGTTAAAAGGTTTACCAAATCTAAAACCAACAAATATTATAGATAAAAAAAATGTAAGAACATTTATACAAAGTGGAACCAGTAGATACAAACATACTAATAAAAATAAAGGCAGATGGTTACCAAGATCTGGGAAAGAAAGAAGTAGATTTTGGAATGGGATTGCAGAGGCTATGGCAGAACAATGGGCATAGAAAAAAATATAAAACGAAAATGGTTAGTAAGAGTTTGGAAAAAAGGACAAATGGATTTAAAAAAAGAGTTTACTATTTTAATATCAGAAAAAAGGATGGAGCAGTTTGTTATACCAAAAAAGTATAGAGCCACTTATGAGATTACAAACACTTGAAAATATATTTGGTGCTGATGGTAAAGACATGATTGTCTTGCCATTCAAATCATATTTATTAGAAATTATGGATCTATACCAGGAAGATAAGGACCATCTCAATCATATACCTGGGTATAGAGATTACTTAGATCAAGCAACAAAACAAGGATATGGATTTACTGTACTAGATAAAGGTAGGCCTATAGTTTGTTTTGGTATTGTACCACAATGGCCTGGAGTTGCTGAGTTATGGTTAATACCAGATCAAAAACTAATACAAAAATGGAAACTTAAATTTCATAAAGGATCATTAAAGTTTATGGAGTTAGCAGCTGATGAGCTAAATTTACATAGATTACATGTAACAGTTAGTGCTAACAATGTTCGTAGTGTCAAATGGATAGAACATATATATTTTAAAAGAGAGGGTGTATTAAAAAAATATTCCTTCAATAAGAAAGACATGATAATGTATAGTAGGTTATTTTAATATGTTAAAAAAAATATTTAGAAAATGGGTTTGTTTAGTATTCTGTATGAATATTTGTTTCTATACACCATGTTGTAGAGGTAAAAGATAATGGGTAGTTTATTTAAAACTCCGAAGTTCACTCCACCACCAGCTATGGATACAACTAATAAATTATTAGATGAGAGAGATAAAAGAGCTGATGCAAGTGAAAAAAAAGAAATAAGAAAATTAGCAGCAAGATCTCGTACTAGACGAAAAGGTGGTAGATTACTTTATTCTCAAGATAGAGCTTTACCAGCTCTTGGTGTAGGTACTACACTTACAGATGTAAATAGTGTAAGAGATCCAATGAAAGATGAAAGGATGATAACATAATGGGAGGAGCTCCAAGAATAATTAGAAGGGTTATTTCAAAACCAAAACCACCACCACCAGCTAGTCCGATAGTTGAAAGAAGAGCTGAGGTAGTTAAAAAAACTGAGGCTGAGGGTAAAAAAGTTACTAGAAGATTAAAGAAAAGAACTAGAAGAAGAACTCAGTTAATGGCAACATCTCAGAATACTGGTTTAGATACTGGTTCAGATTATTCACCAATAAGAAATCCAAGAGATGGATCTAAATTAGGAAGTGCCTAATG